AGAGGCGCGCGGCGGGTCGCTGAGCGGCGCGGCCGGTGCGGGCGCGGAGCGCGCAGGGGGGGCGGGGGGGGGTCGCGGTTTCGGGCGGGGGGGTCGAAATCTCTATTGGTGGGGGCGAGGGCGATTTATTGGCCAACGACTTTATGGATATGAAACAAATTGAGAAAAAATTGGGCGCGGAGGGCGGCGGGGCTCCCTTGGTGTTTTGGGAATCGCGGGTCGCGAAGGCGCTGGGGCTTTCGCGTGAGCGGGTCCGGGCGCTGCGCGAGGCTCACTTGTCGGCGGAACATTGGACGACGAAGGGCAATGCCATCGTGTTCACTGCCGAGGGGCTCGAAAAAATCTTGTTTTACGCGGGCGGGAGCACCGAGGCGGTGTCTTCACCCTCGCCGGAGCAAACAGGGGCCGCCGTGGAAGCGGGCGGGGTGGCTTTGGTGGCTCCAGGGGCGCCGGAGGTGGTGCGGGCGGTAGTGAAGAAAGTTTGCCCGAATCCTCGGATGATGCTGGCGATCCGGGTGGGCTCACCGGAAGACGAGGATAGCTTGCTGGTGCGGGTGAAGGATAACCGGAACTTTATGGCGGGGATGGTCGTGGAGGTCATGGACTGCGGAAATGGGGTGTGGCAGTATCGCGGGCGGATGCCGCGGAGCCGGGGGAGGTTTTAACGATGAGCACCGCCGTTGATGATTCACGCATGAAGGGCGCTCAGGCGCTTGAGGTGTCGGGTATCCTCAAGTGGGAGAAGATCAAGAAGTGGTCGCGCACGGACTCGGCTCGGTGGGTGAATGATCGTTCGGCGGCGGCGCTGGCTTGGTTGCGGAGGCGGGCAGGGCAATGGCCGGCTCACTCCGCGCAGATGGGCTACTGGCTGCGGGATAACAACCCCGCCCTTTTCGACCAGATCCACACCACGCTCGCCGGGCTTTCGCCGGAAGGCCGCGAGCAATCTCACCCCGGCGACTTGCTCTAAAAAAATCTTACCATGAGAAACCTCGTTTATCCTTCGGCTCAGGTGCGGGCGGCGGCGTTGCGCGAGGACATCCGCGACTGCGGCCTGGCGGTGTGGGCGGGCTTGCTCGGGGCGGTGGCGGTGGGGCTCTTGATCGGCACGGTGGATAGCTTGGCGGTGCGGGGCGTGCTGGCGGGGGTGATGGTGATGTGCGTGGCGGTGGCGGTGTTTTACGCTGGGTATGGGGTGCGGCTCCGTGGGCGGCTGGCTCGGCTCAAAAGCGAGGTGCGCCATGAGTGAGGTGGATATGTTTGGCGTGCCGGAGTGGACGCACGAGGATACGAGGGACTACCTCTCGGCCAATCCTCTGCCGAGTGACTTCGTGTGGCCGCATCGCGAGGGCGGAAAGAGGGCGGTGCATCCGACCTACACGCTCAAGGGTGGCTACGGCAAGTGGCTACATGAGACGCCCTACTTTCCGGGGCTGTTCGAGCGCATCCATGAGATGCTTTTCAACCTGCCGGAGCTGCCTACGGCCGAGCAGATCGCGGCGATGCTGACGCGCGAGCTGGCGGAGCGTGAGGGGCAGACCGGCTTTTCGACCTTTTCAGTCAATCCAAACCAAAAATGAGAATACGAACCATAAAACCCGAGTTCTGGAGCAACGAAGACCTCGGCTTGCTCGATGACTTCACCCAACTCCTCGCCCTCGGCCTACTCAACTACGCCGATGACGAGGGTTACTTTAACGCCAATCCCAAGCTGATTGCTTCGGCTATATTCCCACTACGGGATGTGTCCGGTATTATTCCGGTCGCAGTAACAAAGCTGTCCAACCTTGGTTATCTGCGGCTTTTCGACGGAGAGGGCGGTCGGCTTTACGGCTTGATCGTCAATTTCAAGAAGCACCAAGTTATCAATAAAGCTAAGAGTAGCAAAATCAAGGGCTTGTGTAAGCAGCAATCGGCAGAATTGCACTTTCCCGTAGCACTACCGGACGAATACCGTCAGGAACAGGGAACAGGGAACAGGGAACAGGGAACAGGGAACAGGGAACAGGGAACAGGGAACAGGGATATGGGGGCAGGTAAACCTGCCCAGAGAGCAACCAAGTCGGCTTCGCCTTCTCGGCCTTCGGACTTGGATGAAGCCTTAGACTTCTTCGCTGAACAGGGAGCCGGAGCCGATCAGGCCGCGACGTTCTTCGACCATTTCACGGCGAATGGGTGGAAGCAGGGCGGCAAGGCCGTCATTCGCGACTGGCGGGCGGCGGCGAGGAACTGGATTCGTAGATCCGGCACGGCTTCGCGCGGCGCAGCCGCAGGGCTCTCGGGTGGCAACACCGGGCGAAAAAATAATTTCGGTGCGGCGGGGGGCGCGGCTCGGACCGAGGAGTTTATCAAACTGCCCATCGTGGGCATTGACGTGGGGGCCGATGAGGTCGCCGCCCTCGAAGCGGGCAAGGGAGGTGCGGCATGAGCGCGGACCAACTGGAAATCGAGATTGCTATGCCTCCCGACCAACCGGAGACGCTGGCCCGCCTTTGGGCGGCGTGTGAGGTGGCGCTGGGGCAGGCAAAGGCCGCGCTGGCGGAGGTCGAGGACGCGGTGAACTACGCGCTTTACAACATCCCTTCGGAGCTGGAAGCCGACTTCGAGGTGATCGCGCGGCACCGGCTGGAAATCGAGCGCGAGGTGAAGGAGTTGGAGTTTTGCATCCGCGATAACTCCGATGACGAGTTTGAGGGCACGCCGACTCTCAGCGAAGAACGGATTTTGAAGATCTTTGACGCGGCGATTTATGCGCTGGCGCGGCTTTCGGAGGCGCTGGGACGGGTGCGGGCGCGGGAGATTGCGGAGATCGGCGCGCTGGGTGGCGTCGTGAACCTGCCGGCGAGCGGCAAAGGAGGTGCGGCATGAGCGCGGCACCTCTCAGGGTTTTGCAGGGCGGCAAGGCCGATAAGGAGCCTCGCCTCGCCGGGCCGCTTTGGTCGGACCAGGCGGAGCGCGGCTTGCTGGCGTCCATCATGGTTTGCCCGGACCCGGCGGCGGCGGCGGTGGCGAAACAGGTCGGGGTAAAGGCATCGTCGTTCTACGTGCCCTCGCACTCGATGGTTTACGAGGTCATTGACCTGATCGCCTCGGGCGGGGACATCCCCTCGGCGGAGGCGGTGGGGCTGCATTTGCAGTCGGCGGGCAAGCTCGAACAGATCGGCGGGTGGGACGGCTTTCTCCGCATGAGCGCGGCGGAGCCGACCATGCTCCGGGTGCGCGAATACGCCGAGATCGTGAAACTGCTTTGGGAGCGCCGGTTTGCGATTTACCTCGCCAAGACGTTTATCGAGGCGGTTGAGGGGGCATCGCAGCGCGACGAGTTTGTGAAGGCATCGGGCTCCCTGGGCAATCGCCTCGTGATGCTGGGCCGCGTGCAGGATACGCGCTCCTTGGTGGAGCGGGTGGATGACGTGCTGGCCGACGTGAAGGCCCGCGCCGAGGGCAAGGAAGACCGCTCGCGCTGGCTCCCGACCGGCATGGATAAGTTTGACAAGATTTGCCAGCCCTTCGGCTCCTCGAAGGAGGACCACTTTATCGGCGTGGCGGGTGGCTCGGGGCAGGGTAAATCCGCCGTCATGCGCCAATGGGGGCACCACTGGAACCGCCTCGGCAAGCGGGTGCTGGTTTACACTCGCGAGACCTCGATTGACGGCTGGATCGAGCAGGCGGCGGCGCAGGCCGTGGGCGTGGACCTGATGCACCTCGCCGAAGCTCCGCGCGACAAGCTGCGTGAGTTCGAGGACGAGCTGGCTTGGTTGCGCGACCATGCGGTGAACAAGCTGCTTTTCATCTACGAAAACGACAATTCTACCCCGCTCCTCTACGTCGAGGAACTGGTGGCGCACTATCGCAGCTTTGAGCATCTGCACGGCGCGCCGGATGCCGTGATTATTGACTACCTGCAAATCCTGATGCCCGACCCGAAGAAGCGGTGCGGCTCGCGGGAGCAGGAAGTGGCCTACGTGTCGCACACCCTGCAAGGCGAGTGCCGCCGGGCGGGTAACGTCTGGATCGTGGGCGCGCAGATGAACGAAAGCGGCCTCGCCGCGCAGCGCACCGCCAAGAAAGACGACCAAGGCCGGCTGATTCACCGCACCCCCATTGCGGGAGACCTTCGCGAGTCGCAGGCGTTTTATCACGATGCCGACCGGATGCTTTGCATTTACCGCCCGCCCGAGGATTGCAACGGCAACGACCAGGCCACCCAGCCGCCGATGCGGCCGGAGCAATGGATTTGCCAGATCAAGCGCCGGCGCGGCGGCACCGGCGCGGTGAAGTGCTGGTTTGAGCGGAGGTTTACCCGCTTCGTGGAGTTCAACCGAGATCAACTCCTCGCGGCGGAGAACGTCGTGGCGGCGCCCAAAGTGACGGCCGACACCGGCCCGCTCTCGAAAGCCGAGTGGAAGAAACGCAAGGACGCGCAGGCGGGCAAAGGAGGGTTTTGACCATGAAACATTTTGGACGACCCTTCTCGGTGCTGACGCCGGAGGCGGTAGCGGCACTTATCACGGAGTATGACGCCAAGCCTTTTAATGTCGCGGCTCGGGCGCGGGCGCTGGGGCTCAAGCGCGGGGCGCTGGAATACCACCTTCGCGGCGGCAAAGTGGCAGTGACGCTCGGGTGCGCAAGCTGGCGGGCGGCACTACAAAAGGCTTACCGCGCGCTGCGCACCAACAACCCCACGGAAGCCGCATGGTGGCTGCGCGAAACGGCTCGCCGCGTGGAGGCTTCCCCATGAGTAACGCACGCCCCGCTTACAAACGCCGCGATGTGTCTGCGCCTTCGATGGCGACCGCTCGCTTTGCTCCGGGCTCGGCTACCTCGGCGGCGCGCATGAAACTGCCGTGCGGTATCCACCTCTCGGATACTTCGTGCATCGTGGAAGGCGGCAAACGCATCTCCACCTCGGAACTGTGCCGATCGGTCAGCGAGGCCGCCGACCGCTTCTTGCGGCGGCATTGCTCGAAACAGCCTCCCCACTCCGCCGCTTAAATCATGGCCCTCACTTGGACACCTCACCCGGTCTTGCCCATCCCGTCGCGGGAGCAGATGCTCGCGCTGGTCGCCGCCCAAGGCGAGGCGGCGGCGCAGAAGACCATCGCCAAGATCTTCACCGACCGCGAGGAGGCAATCCGCATGGAGAAGCTGGACCCGCTGCACTACGGCTTCGAGCCCGAATCGTGGAAGCGCACCCGCGATCTCGTGGCCAAGTATGACAAGGTGTTTATCTCGGGCGGCAACCGTGAGGGTAAATCCACCTTCGTCGCGAAATACGCGGTGCAGGATCTCGTAAACAACCCTAACTCGCTGTGGTGCTTTTTCCACTCCTCGGAGCGGTCGAGCATAGACCAACAGCAATGCCTTATCCACTCCTACCTGCCGCCGGAGTGGCGCGACATAGGCAAAGACGGCGCGCAGACCTACGTCAAGTATTCGCGGGCGACGGGGTTTTCCAACTTCAAGTTCATCCTGCCCAACGGGAGCATGGCCTTGTTTTTCAACTACAACCAGGAGGTGAGCGACTTCGAGGGCTACGAGATCAACGGAGCGTGGTTTGACGAGCTGGTGCCGCTCAACTTCGTGCGGGCGTTTAAGTATCGCCTCGGGCAGTCGCGGAAGATGAAAATCATCATCACGTTTACGCCGGTTTACGGGTATAACGCGGTGGTCGGGGAGTTCATCAAAGGGGCGAAAGTGCTGGAGACGAAGCGGGCGCACGCCTTCCCGGCGGATCGGAACCTCGTGCCGGGGTGCCCGGCGGGAGAGATGCCCTACGTCATGGAGAGCGCGAGCGGGCGCGAGGCGGCGATCTTTCACCACAACGGGCTCAACCCCTACGGGGCGGGCGCGAAGGTGTTTGCCGAGGCCGCCAACGAGGCCGACGACCAAAAGAAGATTCGCCTCTACGGCTGGGCCGACAAGCCGGCGGGCGCGGCGCTGGCAAAGTTCTCCGATGCCCACCTCATCACGCGGGCGAAGTTTGACGAGATCGCGAAGCGCGGCGGCACCCGCTACTGCGTGTGCGACCCTGCCGGGGTGAAGAACTGGTTTGTGAAATGGTATTTTGTGACGCCGGCGGGCAAGGCCATCGTGTATCGCGAGTGGCCGGATCGTCGCCGCTACGGGGATTGGGCGGAGCAACCGCCCGACGGAGCCAAGGGCGTGAACCGCTACAACTGGACGCCGGGGCCGGCGCAGATTCGCGACACGGTAAACGGGATCACCGGCTACAAGAAACTCATCCTCGAACTGGAAGGCTGGACCTGGGACGAGGCGGGGCGGAAGTGGAACGGCACCAATGCCGAGAAGATCCAGTGTCGGCTCATTGACCCGCGCGGCGGCGGCACAGATTCGCTGGTGGCCGACGACTCGCTGACGATTGCCGAGCTGATGGAGCGCGAGGAGCGCGATGCCCGCGGCGCGGTGCTCGGGCCAGCGATGTTCTGGGAAGCCGCACCGGGCGGCGGGCGGGTGGAGCTGGATTTGCAGTTGATCAACGACTGGATGGATTACGACACGACCCAACCCATTTCCCTCCTCAACGAACCGCGCTGGTTTGTGGTGAACGACCTCGAACAGACGATCATTGCGTATCGCGAGTTTACCGGGCTCGGGTCCGACAAAGATGCCTTGAAAGACATCGTGGACCCCGACCGCTACTTTATCAAATCCGACCTCGGGCACGTGGACAGCACAGCGCTGCGCGTGCGCGGGGGCGGGTTTTACTAAACCTAACTAAACCATGCAACTCATCACAGACTTCAAACAGATCCCTATGGGTCTCCATCTCACTCGGAGCTTTCACGAAAGCCAACAGCGGCACGTTTTTCACGTCTCGCTCAAAGTAAGGGATGACCATTACTATAACCAGCCGATTTGCCCGGTGTATTCCGAGCAAGTTGCGTCCTGTCAAATGTCGGAGTTCTGGGAATGGGCAAAAGCAAACCTGCCGGTTTATGACCATCAGCAACCTATCAAATCCGCGATCTAATGCGCCGCCGAAAAACGACTCCTCAAATGACTACCAAACAACGCATCGAACGTATCCGCACCGCCATTGCCCTGCATGACAAACTCGCCGCCGAGTGGGAGAAGCTCATCGCCGTGATTCGCACCCACGATATGCCACTTTTTGATCAAAGCTGGTTGGTCTTCGACGCCTACGTGGAAGCCATTGCCCGCGAAGTGGGGGACGACTTCGGGTGGATCAAGTGGTTTATCTCCGACAACGATTGCGGCCGCGCCGGGCATAAAGCCTCCGCCGGCTACGGAGACCCGAAGCAAGAAATCTCCACCCTCGAAGCCCTCGTCGCGCTCATTGAGCGCAAAGGCCCATGAACACCCCTGCCCTTCCCCTCAAAGTGAACCTGCCTCGCAAGGTGGTGGCCCTCGCCGTGGGCGGGCGGCGCACCTTGGAGCGCCTCGAACGCGAGGGCCGCCTGGTGCGGACCTTCCCCGGCGGCCTCCGCCACGCCCGGTATCGCTACGTGGAAGTCAAACGTGTCCTTGACGACCTGTTTGCCGGACATTGAACGAAGCCTACATGAAAGCCGTTTACTCCCCAGACTCCACCACCCGCGAGATGAAAGACCTCGTAGCTGAACTCCGCAACGAACTCGCCGACATCGCCGCCGACGGGGCGGAGATTTGGAACCGTCAGGAACGCGCCGCCCGAGCCCGCTTTTGCCAGTGGGAAGGGCAAAGCGCCGACGGCCGCAAGCACGCCTCCGACCTCGGGGACGATGCGTGGCCTTTCGAGGGTGCCGCCGATTCGCGGGTGCCGCTGATTGACGGGATCGTGAACGACAAGGTGGCCATCGCCACCCAAGCCTTCTTTCGCGCCCAGGTGCAGGCCGTGCCGATGGAGTCCTCCGACGCTGCGAAGGCGCAATCCGCGACGACGCTCATCAAGTGGCTGCGCGACCGCGCCCTCCGGCACGAACTCGCGACCGAGGTGGAGCTGGCCGCGCAATTCCTCTACGGCGACGACCCCGGCGTGGTGGTGCTCGAAGTGCAATGGCGCCGCGACTTCATGCTCGAAAGCCGCGAAGTCACCTTTGACGAACTCGGCGCCATGTATGCCTCCGGCGCGCTCATGCCCGGCTCGACCGAGCCCGACGATGCCCGCCTCGAAGCCGAGATGCTGGCCGATTGGGTGGACCTCGCGACCAACAAAGTCCGCGAACGCGAAGCCTGCGCCTGGCTGGCGGCGACATTCCCCGGATGCACGCCTGACGCGATCAAGACGACCCTCCGCACCCTGCGCAAAGAAGGCCGCGCCCGCCTGCCGGTGCCGGTGCAGCGCAACAACCGCCCCTCGGTGCAGGCGCTCCGGCTGTTTGACGACATATTCTTTCCGGTCGGCACGGCCGACATCCAGCGCGCCCGCCACATCCACCGCCGCGAGTGGCTCAACGAAGTCGAACTCAAAGAGCGCGTGAGCACCCTCCGCTGGGATGCCGAGTGGGTGGAGGCCGTGCTGGAGCGCGGCCAAGGGCAGACGATTATCAGCGGCGACTTTATCCGCCGCCCCGGCATGGCCGACTACACCCTTTCGCGTCCCGGCACGGCGGTAAACGAGCGCGATCACCTCTACGAAATCTGGTGGAGCTACGAGCGCCGCGCCGACGAGCTGGGCGTGCCGGGCATCTACTGCACGGTCTGGAGCGGGAGCGTGCGCGACGAGGTAGCCAAGAGCGAATTGGTGGACTACCCGCACGGCGATTATCCCTTTATCCTGCGCGGACGCGAGCGCCTCGGGCGGCAAGTCACGGAGAGCCGCGGCGTGGGCCGCGCCATCGAGACGCATCAACTCGAAATCAAAGTGCAGCGCGATGCCCGCAGCAATTACACCCAGCTTGCCACCACCCCGCCGCGCAAAGTGAAGATGCAGCGCGGAGCGTGGGATCTGGTGCTCGGGCCCGGCGGCAACGTGCCGGTGCAGCGCATGGACGATTTTGAGTATCTCACTCCCCCGCCCTTTCCCCAGGCCAGCATCGAGATCGAGCGCACCACCCGCGACGAGGCCAACGAATACTCGGCACGCATGACGCCCTCGGCCGACCGCGACCGCGTGGCCGCGTTGAATCAGCACGAAGTGGATAACTTCTTTGGCCTCTGGCGCGATGCGTTTTCGCAGATGATTGCCCTCTGCCAAAGCTATTACTCGCCGCTGGAGCTGGCCCGCATCCTCGGCCCCGGAAGCGAACAGGAAGCCGTGATGACGGCGGAGGACATTCGCGGCGGGTATGACATCTACATCGAAATTGACGCGCGCGATCTGAACATGGAATACGCCATGAAGAAGCTCGAAGCCTACACCAAGATCCGCAGCATGGACATCGGCGGCCTGATGGATGCCGGCCCCCTCGTGGAGTGGGCGGCAGCCGCGCTCGATCCGGTGCTGGCGCGCCGCACGATCCGCCCGCAGCAAGCGGTATCGCAACAGGAAGTGAAGGCGGAGAAAGATGCCGTCGCGCAAATGGCGGTGGGCATCGAACCCGAAATGCCGACGCAAGGCATCAACGCCCAACTACGCTTGCAAACCCTCGTGCAGACCATCCAGCAAAGCCCGCAACTCACGCAGCTTTACCAGGTGAGCGAGCCCTTCCGCGAGCTGGCCGACACCCGCCAGAAGTATCTGCAACAGCAACTCGACCAAGAGCAGAACAAACTTATTGGCCGCCTCGGGGTGGCGCCGGTGCAAGGCGCGAGCCCCAGCGCGGGCGGCATGGCCGGCGGCGAGCCGATGCCCGCAATGTGAGGTTGCGATAAATAAGCGAAAAGTTGCCAACTAAAGGCTTGACCGAGCAAAGCTGATTAGCTGAGAGTGCGTGCATGGCCCTCAGTAAAACCGTCAAACGCTTCCTTTCCGAGATTGGCCGGAAAGGAGGCAGCGTTAAAAGCACCGCGAAGACCGCAGCCTTGCGGCTCAACGCTCAAAAGCCCCGCAAGGGTAAGAAGCGCGACGGCGCGGCGGAGGGCGAAAAGTGAGCGTTTACTTTTTTGCTGTTTACTCTGGCCGCGACAAGTCGCGTGGCCATGCCTGCATTGCGCGAGCGAAAGATAAAGTCGAGGCGCTGCGTGCGGCGCGTAGCAACGGCATCCAGATCACGCGGGCGGCCTATGCCGTGGCGCTCACGGTGCAGCAATACGCGGCGCTTCTGCGCGGCGCCGGCCTGCAAGTGTCGGGTGTCTCTGAACAGATGGAACTACTGCAAACCAAACTATGAGCGCCCCCATGTATTTCGCCGCCCCGGCGCGGCTCCTCACTCGCGACGAGATCGCGGCGACCTTTGCCAAGCTCGGGAAGGATTCGCCGGTCACGGTGGCTCTGCGCCAAATCCTTGTGGAGCGGACAGCGGAAGTGGTCGGCACGATTGCGGATAGCAGGCTCACGCCTGACGCCCGCACGCACGCCGCGGGCCGCCTGGAGGAGATTATGAGCATCCATGCCGAGATCGCCGGCATGGTGGAGGCGAGCAAGTGAGCACGCCCGAGACGACGGCGGAGTTGCTGCAAGCCTACACCGAGGCGAACGGCCTGCATTGGAAAGCGCATCACCGGATGCACAGCGCCAAGGCGATGCTGGATTTGACAATCAAAGACCAGACGGCCGCGCTCAAAGTGGCGGTGAGGAAGATCGTGCGCGGGACCGGCTGGTATGCGGAGACGGTGAAGTATTGGCTGAGTATTGGGCACGGCACAAAGCCCGTAACGATGTCCATTCACGGCCATATCGTCATTCAACGCTACCAAGGGGGATGCAGAACGGAAACAACCTACCACTTCAACCCAGCCGCAGAGTCAGCCGTGTTGGCGGAGATCCGGCAAATTGCTCGGCCCAACGCCCAAGCTCAGACGCGGCGGGAGAATACCAAGAATCTTTAATACCATGAAACCGAATAAAAAACCTAAAATCAAGAAAAGCGGGACAGTCCCGCCGTTGTTTGTATCGCCTGGTTCGGCTCAGTCGTCTTTTCTAAAAGAGGACGACATTCGACTCGCAAAAGAATGGGCCGAAAACCTTTGTATTCCGTGGCGAACTGGCGACGGCTGGCGGTCTGTCGCGTGCCGACTGGCGCACGAAGTCGAGCGGCTCAACGAGATCGAACAAAAACGCCTCGATGACAAGGCGTGGGACGACGCCATCGCGACGGAGGAATACCTAAATGGTGACTGATTTTGCCTTGCCGAACGTCGAAGCTCAGAGACGCCCTCTCTCAGACGTGACTTCGCAAACCGGCGTTGAAGGGCGTTCTCTGTAGCGACT